CTGTCGGGGCTCGTCCATATCTTTCGAACAAACCGCCGGTCAATCTGTTGATTAATCTGCTAACATATTGCATTGGCTCTCCCTGTCGGCGAGCCGCTCCCTCAGCCGCTCCTCTTGGACCCCATCTGGCCTGCCTACCAAGCGCCTCAAAAGCGCTTTCTGCTGCAGTAGTGCCAGCCATTCGACCTCTTATTGGAGCCTGAGCAATTTGCCTTACTGCCGTTCGTAGGCCACCACCAACATCCTGTCCTACACCACGTAAACTTCTAAAAGCCTCATCCACATCTTCTAGTTGAACATCAGCCTCTTGACCAAACCCTGCTCTTAAAACTTGTTCAATTCTTTGTAGTGCTGAAAGGTTACGCTCTTGAATGGTTTTACCTTCTTTATATGCTTTTTCTAACTCGCGACTTCCTTCGACTTGAGACATGCCGCCCCGTTGGACGTTCTGTAGAGTCTCTAATACTCTATTTTGCTGTTCGGAACTAGTGATGCCAGTCAATTTGCCAAGCATTTGTCGCTGTAATTGAAATTGCATTTCTAATTGCGGATTGCGTGCCGCTTCTTCTAGGGTTATAACTTTACCGCCAGCAAACTGTGCTAAGGTGGATGTTAGAGATTGAAGATTGCGTTGCATACCTTCAGGAGATCTCATTGCTAGTTCAAGTTGTAACGCGCCACCTAAAGCCGTACGACCTTGCGTCATACCACTCATCATACCAATAAAAGCGCGATGCTGAACGCTCATACCAGCAATACTTTGCGTTACACTCTCAACAATTTTTCCTACTTCGCTGATGGGAACTCCAGCCCCTCTAAGACTTGACATAAAAGTCGTCCATGTACCGGCCGCAGCCCCTGTGCGTTGACCAAAAATGGCCAAACTGGAACTAGCGCTTTGAATTTGTTCTCGTGCCGTACGCCTATCAACTCCTGTTTGACGCGAAGCATCTGCCATAATACCCATTTGGCGCACAGTATCTTCTGCCGATTGCCCAAAATTTTTCCAGGCTTCAGCACCCATATTTGCTGCTTCTGTAGAGGTCATGCCAAAAGCCGAACTAACGGTTGCTAATACTGCCATCGGCTGAATAGCCTCTTTTTGAATAGCAGTAATGCCAGCAAACCCACCTTGTGCCAAACGCAGTGCTCCTGGAACAATACGCATAGCCTGTGTCATTTCATTAAGTTTTTCAGTGGTTATACCTGTAGCCGCAGCAGATCTGCGTAACGCTTGAGGATATTCACTTGCTGCTCGATCGGCCTCTTTAATTTCGACACCAAAAAGTGTAGCAGCAATACGAGCAGATGTTTGTGTTTTTCTTAAATTAGAAATTGCTTCATCTAAAGACTTAACTCCTGGAATTAAACTTAAAACAGCCAACGAACCACTTTGCAAAGGATTAACAAAATCTCTATATTGGGATGATCCTATAGTTGCTGCAGCATGTCCATATTTGCTAAGTGCATCAACCAGCCCCCCACCAATTTGTTGGACAATTGCACCAAGAGGTCCACCCAAAGCACCAAACTGTTTTTTAACAGACTCTACAGCACTACCCAACTCCCTGCTCATACGCTCACTAACACTTAATTTATCTTTCAAACTTCCAATTTGTAGATCAACCGCAGCAATTGCCTTACTGAACTCCAACATTTGCTCTTTTGTTAGTGTTCCTTCAGCCCGTAATTTTGCTTCTTGAGCCACCAATCGTGCCTTTGTTTGTTCTAATTCTTTAAGCCTATCTAATTCTTCCTGAGTTATGGTACTAGTGGTTGGATCGTCAGCCATTTATAAAGCCTCACTTTAGTGGTATAAAACTAACTTCGTCTAATTCCATCTCCAAATATGGATCAACTCTTTTGTCTTTTCTCTGCTGTTCTAAGATATCTTTAAATGAAACTCTTTCGTTTTCTGGCACCTCTGGTATATCTCGACCAAATGTATCTTTAAGCATATCATTAAATTCATCTTCAGGAGTTTCATAGGTATTTTCCCTTGCATCTCTCACTTGCTGTACTCCCTCAGGATTCATAAACATAGCATTATGTTCTGCTACATCTCTTAATATTTCAAATTGATCTTTATCGTCTAAAGCAACTTGAATTTGATACCAAAGCATTTGAGCATCATTAGATTGTTGAAAAACTTTATGATCAACGGGCACCCTCAATGCTTTACAAAGTTTCCATCGGAGTCGGTGCCATGACCCCTCTGCTAGTTTTTTATTTCTTCTAGATCAAACTGTGCATCACATCTTTCTGTAATTTCATTATAAAACTCCAACAGTTTTCCAAGAACCGGAGATTGCATTACAGCCAACAATTCCTGTTTGCGTTGAATAGGATCTAATTTAGGATTAGAATGGAAATCTTCAAATGGAAGGCCATCTACGGTTTCAATGGATACTGCAAGCAGTTTGGTATTAAAATCAAACAATCTTTCTGCGGTCGGTTCATCACCCAAAAACTTTGCAAGTTCTAATCGTTCCATTGCATTCAGAGTTCTCATGGAAAAAGTTCTTCCATTAATTTCAACCTGGTCGCGAACGCAACCTAATTCAATTAAAGACTGGAGATCATCAACAGACATACGAGTTGGCTCTTTCTGCTCAGACACTTTAGGCTCAGATGAACCTACAGTACCAAAGACACTATGCTTCAATTCTGGCATTATACACCTCTACTTATTTGGTTTAACATGGAGTGTTAAAAAAAGAACTTTCATCATTTTAAAAAAGGAGGGAAAGAAGGCGGGGGCGCTGATACGCCCCCGTCGAAAAACTTATTACTCTTCAAAAGCAGCGTTAATAAGATCAGGAACATCCATGGTTCCTCTGAAACCACCTCCAGAGCTACCACCAGCACCACGATCAGTTTGACGCTCTCTCTCATTAACTTGATAATTTACACCACGAGCACCACCCTGTGCCGCATTAGCCTCACTGGTTCCAAGAGTTGTGCTAATATCTTCAACCCAAACCGTTGCTTCTTCTGTAATAATGAAATTGTCAGCCTGGTAGGTAGGAGAATATCTATTAAACCAACAATTAGTCAGTTTATGCGAAACCGCCCCTTCTCCATCACCATTAGTACGGTCAATTACCAAAATATCAAATGGTATTAATTGTGCTTTAATATTAATAAACCCTCTGGCAAAAGCCTCAGGAAGTCGCAACCTATCAAACACAATTCGTGAAATTGTAGCTTCATATTCGGTTGCTTGCCTTGGAACAATCTCCAAGACGCCATCTAACCCAACTTCTCTGATTCTTTCGAGAGTCCTGCTTTGTGTGACCTGTAGACGCTGAATCGCTCCAACAGTTTCCGTGCCGACCTTCACGATGATTTGTGTAGACAGACCGGTGTGAATTTTGCTATTCAGTGTCGATCCTGTAGTTGGATAGGTAGGTGACATTATATATTATCCTCCATAAACATTCATCTAAGTTCTTGTCGATAGTCCAGCAGAATCCAATCTGCCACGTCTTCCGTTAATATCAGTTGATCTTTCAACTGTATCATATTCGTAAGTAACCCCGCGAGCCCCGCCAACAGAAACACTCTGTCCTTGTCTTGAAGACGTTATGTATTCACACACCAATGTTGCCTCTTCTGATATTATATAATTGTCGGCTTGATATGATGGAGCATAACTCTTAAACCAACAATTATGCAGTGTGTGAATTATTGCATCCGTTTCAGTCATACTAGAAGATCTATCTATTATCTGAATATCAAAAGGGATGCGTTGGGCTTGCAAATTAACAAACCCACGAGCAAAAGCCTCTGTAATGCGCAACTCATCAAAAACAATTCTTGAAACATTTAACGATATTTTGGCAGCACCTTTAGGATGAATTTCAACTACCCCATCTGTTCCAATCTCTTCCCATACGCTCATCTCGCGATTTTGTTGTATTTGTAATCGCTGAATCGCTCCAACAGTGGTTCTACCAACCTTTATAACAACCTGGGTTGATAGACCGCTGTGGATTTTGGGACTTATTAGACTGCCAGAAGTTGGGTAGGGCATATAAATTTATAACCTCACTACTTAAAACAAACCAACACTAACATCTATAAAGATCCAATTTACGGGATAGTTGGGCTGTACTTCAACAACCACATTCCATTGTCTTGGTTCTGTTTCATCACGGTTTACTGACAAATTACGATATGCGGTAATAAGATTCTGAGAAACAAACGCATTTAGTAACGAAATAGCCCTGGCTGTAAGAGAGGGCCCCAATGTAGGATCTTCTGGTTGTCCAATAAATGCTTGGAAACTACGGCGCATGGTTCTTGCAACCTGATCACGAATAAAGATAATGGACACTTCCTCTTCTTCTGGATATCCACTCTGTGTGGTTGTTTTACCATGAAGAACTCTCCCGCCGCCAGTAACTGGTTGCACAACGGTAATGCCCTTATCACCAAGCGAATTAAGCACGGTCTCCTTAAAAATCTTATCATTAAGAATAGTGAAACCAACCAATGTTTTAAATGTAAGAGGCTGTGCAATGTTTGGCTCACCAGCCAGATAACCACCAGCTGCAGCGGCCATATAATAACCAGGTAAAGTTGTTCTTGAGCCACTAATTACTCGGACAATTTCATCTGGATAGAAATACACAACTCGATAAGTGTCACCGAAGTTTACACTAACATCATAGTTAGCCAAATCTTCAATATTTCCAGCCAAAACCTCTTCCGGGTCATCGCCTTGAATTCCTTCCAAAATACCAATATCTTCGACAGCAGCCATCGATTCACCAGTAACATGTTCTGGGTCAAGACCTTGTAGAGCACCAGTTAGAAGCATGCGCTCACGCTTGTAATATGGAGAAGACATACGCTCGCAGTGTACTCTAAACGCTTGCTGAATAGCAGAGAAAGTTTGTGTTGGAAGGGGCACAAGAATTTGTGCATCTTGAGTTTCTAGAACATCAAGAACTTCTGCCCAGTTTGCATCGAAGAAATCAGCATCGTAGTAGTCTATATAGGATATACGAAGCCCCTTGCCTTGAGCAAGAGCAAGGTCTGTAGTGAACAGGATTCTCTGGGATTGATTTCCACTGGTAAGCATTTGCCAAGAAACACTAGTTTCTGTTACAAAAGATCCAGATGCCCTTTGAATCTTGACAGTATTTTCATCTTGAATTGCAATAATCTCATAGCGACCCAAATTGGCGGTTGCGGTGTTATGGAAGTCAAGTTCCTTAGCCGGGCTTGCATATGCATCAGCGGCAGTAAATTGTGCAGATGCGCTGTAGAACCAAGCAGTACTGCCAACACCAATTGGAGTGATTTGACCATCAGATGCGCCCGCCTCGATTTGATCGTCACTCACTACCGTATAACTAAACGGTTGACCAGTTTGATTTGGGTCCATGAAATCAGCCAAAAGGTTTGTTGAACTGCCTGTAGTCTCATATTGTGAGAAAGAAGCAGTAATAGTTGGATCATAGAAACTCACCTTATTTGGAAAAATTTGAGTTTCCGTTCCATCTGTATTTTGTAAGAAGAAATACACTTCTGTATCTGTATCGGGTTTTCCAGGAGCATCAACATAGAAAATGAGATCATCTGGATCAGAGTTACCTGATGCACCTCCAGTTCCCGTAATAGAATCATAAACTGCTAGAACAACTTCAGAAGTTCTTCGTGGTAGCGGTGGCTTGGCCTGAATGGCAAGAACGCTAGTTGCGCCGTTCTCAAAAGCCATCTGTGCTCCCAAAGATAAAGTGTTGGTTGTGCTAGCGGTACCATGCTTATCAAATAGTTTACTTGGATCAGTAAAGGTTTGTGCATCATTCAGATCGAGCGTGGCAACATAGCGTGCTTCTAGTTGGTCTCGTGATTGGAGGACGCGGCTACTAACTTCCACAGTAAACCTATCACCAACAGTAAATGGCTGGTTAGGAGACAGATTATAGATAGCAAAGGAGATAATCCCATTACTTACCGCATTCCCATCACTTTTCCATGTGTATGGTTGGCCATATTCATCAGAAAGTTGACCGCTAACAGAGCCGCTGGCAATAAATGTTGCCTCACCTCTTATAGGAGCACTATAACTATCTCTTAAAACGCTGGTACAACGAATGGTCCAGGTTTCCGCTGGAGCATTTGTATCTGCAAGTGTAAGGGCGGATAGGTAACCATCCCCAGTATTGCTGCTACTGGCACGATAATATTCTCCACCCTGATCGACAAAACTGGCTGATTGCAATTCAATTTTTCCAGTAGTTGGGTCAATTCTTGCATCATAAGATGACGAAAAAGAGTTTCCATCAATAGTGTCTTCTAAAACTCTTAATGTTGAGCCATTCAAATATAGCTCCGAACGGTTTTCAACCAAAGGATAGTTAGCGGTCCTAAAGAACCTACCATATCCATCAGATGCTACTGTAAATGTAGGATCCCATCCATCAGTCCCATCTCCAGCAGCAGAATCGATGAGAACTTCTTCTCTTAAGCCCTCACCAATAACACTTAGCACTCTAAGACCGCCAGGAATAGAGACAGCCCTCGAAAGAGTTCTTACTCTTGCGATGGTTTGCGGTTGAATATAACCTAAAATACCAGGGATATTAGCCATTTAAACAATCCTCCAACTATTTTTGATTGTTGATATATACTCCTTTCAATTTTGCTAAAAACTGCAGGAAAACCGAGGTTTAACTACAATAAACTTATTCAAGTATATATTTGGTTATTGATAGAATTTAAATTTCAAACACTTGCGTAACAGGTGGGTAGTGAGAGAATTATTTTTGCTATCAATAAAAACATATAATAATAGGAGCAAATCATGCCAAAATGCAAAAATTGTGGGAAAGATTTTCCTAATAAAATCAACATAGAAGGACAAATTTATAATCTTTCAGGCAGAAAGTTTTGTATGGATTGCTCGCCGCTAAAAGGTAATAATACCAGACCGTACATTATACAATTAAAAGAGGGTGAAGCGTTTTGTGTAAGATGCCAAAAAACCAAAAAAACATCTGAGTTTTATAAAAGAAAGGATAGCGGAAAACCCTTTAGTTATTGTATGTCTTGTCAAGAATTGGTAAAAAGACTAAAGTTCGAGG